AACGTTAAAAGAAAGTGATATTGAATATTTGTATATCCCTCATAATAACCTGATAGTAGAAGTTAAGAATGATTAAACAGATAGACGGATACCCAGTTGGGTATTTTTCATTAGACCAATGTGACATCAAATCACTACAAGAACATTATCTAGACGACATTTTAGATTATACAGAAAGTGATAACATAATAAGTCCAGAAGCTTCCATCTCGTGTAATAGAAATTCAGACGAAATGTCTGATGATTTTTTCGATAAATTACACTTAAAGACTCAGAAATACTTTACGGAATACTTATCTTGGTTTAATTTCAATTTTTCATACAGAACTACGATTAAGAGTTGGTATAATGTTCACGAAGAGCACGATCATCAACCACTACATAATCATATCACACACGGCAACCCTGCGTTTTCTAGTGTGTTGATATTAAAACAACCCAACGATAAGTCTGGGCAGTTAGCGATGAGGAATCCGAACTTATCTAACCACCTCAAGTCTTTAGATTTAGACCCATATGACGATTTTCCGAATATAGATACTCCTATAATGAAAGATGGAGTTTTCATAGTGTTTCCTTCAACGTTAGAACATTATGTTATGTATAATCAAACGAAAGAAAAGAGGGTAATAATGGCAAGTAATTTTTTTATAAAAAGGACATAATATGATAATTGTAACAGGCGGTGCTGGTTTTATTGGAAGTAGACTAGTTAGGGAATTAAATAATAAAGGGCATAAAGATATAATCATAGTAGACGATCTAACAGACGCAACTAAGATAAATAATATCAGAGATTTGGATATAAAAGACTATATCGATAAAGATAATTTTATAGAGATTTTGGCATTACTTGCGGAAAATAAGATGGTTAAAGAAATCTATCACATGGGCGCAGAAAGTGCTACCACGTGTCCTGATGGTAAATACCTTATGAGTAATAATTATCAATTTACTTGTAATATTATGAACATATGTTCTAGTAACGATATACCTTTAGTTTATGCTTCTTCTGCTTCTGTGTATGGGGATAGTACAGAATTTGATGATAAATCTGATGATTACATGCCTAATAATATGTACGGATATTCCAAATTACTAGCAGATAAGTATGCAAGGAAATTGATGGAAAATTCTAAAATCATAGGGTGTAGATACTTTAACGTTTATTCGGACGGCGAGTTCGAAACGCACAAAGACGGGATGAAGTCTCCAACTGCTTGGATGAACGAACAATACGACAAATATGGTCAAATTGAATTATTCGAGGGTTCTGACGAATTCAAAAGAGATTTCATTCATATAGACGAAGTTGTTGATATAACTTTAAACTTAATGAATAAAGGTGTTAGTGGAACTTACAACGTTGGTACGGGTAAAGCGAGGTCGTTTGTAGAACTTGCCGAAGGTATTACAACTAAGATTGAATACGTAAAAATGCCTGATAATATTAAAAAAGGTTATCAGGCATTCACAGAGGCAGATATGTCTAAGTATAATTCAATCAAATAGTCTGACTATCTCCAGGACGAATACGGTAATTATCTTCAATAGAATCTTTAGATGAAACTTCCATAATTACTGTATTGTCTTCTAAACAAGTTACTTGATGAGGGGTGAATGGTTCAATACGAATCTTCTCCCCTTTTTCAATTATAACGAATGTAGTCGAAGAATCACTCAAGTCCATCAATTCAACTTTGATACTACCACTCAGAATCTTCCATGTTTCATCTTTTATTTTATGAAAGTGCATAGAGGACTTGTGTCCTTTCTTTTCAAAGTGCAACTCTTTCATACAATACAAATCGTTGCTCTCGATAATTTCTTCGTGTCCCCAACCTTTTTTAATTATCATTCTTAATCCTCTTAATTGTATTTGTTGTACTCTTTCCTTCTATCGTAGGAAATATAACAACTTCATTAACTATATCAGAACCAACAACAGTATCAACTGTGTAGTCACCCCCTTTCACTATCACGTCTGGTTTCAATTCTTTAATCAATTCTATCGGAGTATCTTCGTCAAATATAACAACTTCATCTACACCGTCTATTGCTTCTAAAATTGTCTTTCTATCATACATATTATTAATTGGTGTACGTTTAATCCTTGCAACAGAGTCATCACTGTTAATACCAACTATAAGTCTATCTCCTAATTTAGATGCTTCTTTTAATAATGCTATATGTCCACTATGTATAATGTCAAAACAACCATTAGTAAATACTACTTTTTCAATAACATCTTCATACTTAGGAACAGATGTGCCGACTTTGCCTACCACTATTCCTGCGGCTCTATTTGCCTTTCGCATTGCTTCTTCAATTCCTTCGTGAAGAAATGAGGCAAATGTTGCTATTACAGTATCACCAGCACCAGTCACATCAAACACTTCTTTTGCTTCTGATTCTAATGTAATGGTTTCTTCTTTATCAATCCACATCATTCCATCTGCGCCTAGTGTAACCAATAAACCGTTTAAATCTAAATCATTGATAATATTTCTTGCGGTTGAAACAGTAAATTCCCCATATGCTTCTTCAAACTCTTTTTTATTAGGAGTCAAACAATAAGCACCACTATACTTTTCCCAGTCTGTTCCTTTAGGGTCTACGATTACAGGACACGAAAAGTCCATAATATAGTCAAGATACTCTTTACAAAGTGTTCCTTTATTATAGTCAGAAACAATAATAATATCAGGGGTTTCTTGTATTACTGTATTTTGAGGATATGTTATATTTCCGTGGTCCACACGAACTAATTGATGTCTGCCTGACATAATTCTTATTTTAGAAATAGTCTTATTTTCGTAAGAATAACTAAGGTTAAATTTGACGTCTTTTTCACTCAATTTCTTAGTCACGATAATGGAGGCATTATCATACCCTGCACACCCGTATATTGTCGTTCTCGCATTAAATACTCTTGTCGTGACCGCAACGTTAGCTGCTCCTCCAAGTACGTGAGAAACGGAGATATCGTCTACTATGGGGACAGGTGCTTCGGGTGATATTCTATTACTAGTGCCATACCAGTATTCGTCTAACATTACGTCGCCTATTACGACAATAGTCTTTTTATTCATTCACAGATTCCATTTTATATAAATATAACAAATTCGTTAATATATATAAATGAAAGATTATGGCAAAATTACAATCAGCAACAGACTTAAAAGAATATGCATATCGTAGGTTGGGATATCCAAAGGTAGAAATACAAGTGGATGATACTCAGGCGATGGATAGAATTGACGACGCTATTCAACTCTTTGTAGAAAGACATTTTGATGGTGTTGAAGAAAAGTACATTACTATCACGTTTGATGCTACAGACGAAGCAAATCAATACTTAACGTTAAATGATGATATTGTAGCAGTGACACGTATTTATGAGCCAGGACGTTATTCTTCAGAAGCAATGTCTGATGTTCGTTACAAAATTATGTTTGACCAAATGTTCGATATGACTAAAGTTAGTATGCAATACTACGAAATGACTATGCAGAACTTGTCAATGATTTCTGACTATTTCAACCCTGATAGAACGTTTACATTCAATAAAGCAAACAACCGTTTATACTCTCATTCTGGTACTATTTTAGGTCCATCTTGTAAAGTTAAAGGAGTTTGTTCGGACGCATCAATTACAACAGAAGCATTATGTGTATCACCTGCAACTTGGACTGCGTATTCAACTGAATCAATTTGTAACACAGCCGGAGAATTGTGGTACGAAGGAAGTAAAATGATGATTCGTGCGTTTGTTGGATTATCTCCAGACACTGGAACTTCATATGCACTTGATGTATATAACGATGAGTGGATTAAGAAATATACAACTGCATTGATTAAAAAGCAATGGGGTTCTAATATGAAACAATTTGACGGTATGCCACTTCCAGGTGGTATTGTTGTCAATGGTCAACAGTTATGGGACGAAGCAAATGAGGAAATTCTTAGACTAGAAGAACAATTCTCACTTGAATACGAAATGCCAACAAACTTTTTAGTAGGGTAATAAAATGGGAATGTTTGACAATATGTCCCAATCTACAATGATTAAGGATATGGTAGAAGAAATAGTAGAAGTCATAGGATTTTCTGCTAAGTATCTTCCACGCAAATATAAAAACTTAGACCCAGTATTTGGAGAAGATCCTACGTCTCATTTTGATACAGTTTGGTCATTGAATATTCTTGTAGATGATTATCAGGATTACGGTGACGTGGGTGACTTCTACTCTAAATTTGGTGTACAAGTGACTGATGAAATGAAAGTCACATTTACTAAGAAATCATTCGCAGAACAAACAGTAGCAACTGACGACGATACTCCTATTGCTGGTGACTTATTATATTTTGGTGGACTTGAGGCATTATTTGAGGTAACATTTGTTGGAAACGATTCTTCGTTCTACCCAACACCTGATGGACCACAACACGTTTGGCAGTTAAATCTCAAACCTTGGGAATACGGACACGAAGATATTGATGTTGTTGACGCAGAAATTACTGGTTTAGAAACAGAGATTCAATCAACATTAAACAATGAATTAGGTACTCCTGATTGGGACGTTTTAGATGATGATATTCTTAATTTTGAAGAAATGAATCCATTTGGATCAATAGGATAATATTATGTTTGGAACTACTTTCTATCACGGAACGACCCGTAAACTTATTGTTGCCTTTGCGTCAGTTTTTAACAACATTCATGTTCAAAGAAAAGATGGTGCTAATGTTACAGACATTAAAGTTCCTATTGCATATGAGTCTCAAAAGAAATACCTTGCTAGATTAATAAAAGATACTAAAAAGAATAGACAAGTTCCACGTATGGGTTTTATTATGAACGGCATGGAATTAGACCAAAACCGTACTATGAACCAAATGAACGAATTATCGTTCAATCATGATTCAGACGACACAAAGTCGTTTAAAATGTATGCACCAATTCCTTATAATTTCAATTTTACGTTAGACATTTACGTTGATTATATGGATGACGGTTTACAAATTATTGAGCAAATTGTTCCATATTTCCAACCAGATTTTAATGTAGTTATTGAAGAAATACCAGTATTAAATATTGAACGTGATGTTCCTATTGTTCTTGGTGGTGTTACAATGACAGATGAATTTGAAGGTGAATTTGGAGAACATAGAATTGTCAATTGGACGTTAGATTTTGTAATGAAAGGTTGGGTTTATCCTCCTGTTAAGGATGGTAAAATTATTAAACAAATCATTGCAAATTACAAATTACCTAAAGACGGTGGCGAT